GCCGTAAATCGTCTTCAGCACCTCGGCGTTCAGCGACTCCAGCAGAGTGAACGTGAAGGAATGGTTGTACTCGGTTTGCAGCACCTTGACGATGCGGCCGCCCATGTCCTTCTTCTCGTCGGTGGACCGCTCCGAGGTCTCGGTGATGCCATCCTCACCGACATACCCCAAACCCTTGAACGCCGCATCCAGTGCGCCATCCACGGTGGTCGGCAGGGTGGTTCCCAGCGGGGCGCGGAACGCAGCCCCCGAAACAGACGGCTCAGCGGCATAAACGTTGCCGACATCTTCAGCCATGATTGCCCCTCTCAGGCATCAGTTGCAGCCGGAGCGAGAGAAAGGGTTATTCAGTTGAGATAGTTACGGATTGGCGCGCATGACCAGCGTCGCGGTCAGCACGAAACGGCGATGCCCAGAATCGGGGTCATCGCGGCGCGAAGGCTCGCCCTCGATATGGACGCTCCTCACACCCAGGCCCTTACCGGGCAACTCGATCAGCAGGCCCCGAACCTGCTCCGACAGCTCGTATGCGTCCGTTTCGGACGTACCCCACGCATACACCAGCAGTCGGCGACGGGACAGCACACGATCCTTCACCCGCCCATACCCGCCACCACCCGGGATCGACTCCAAGGTGATCAGACGCTGCGGCCGAGTGGCGGGAACATCGGTGGCGACCCGAACCCCAACCCGGGGCAACAGGTAGTCGCGGACAACCTGAACGTGATACGGGAACTTCACGCCTGGGCCTGCCCGAAATTGCGGAGAAGGTAATCATGCTTACGATCCGCCTGGATCGCGTGCGCCGAAGCGGCGATCACCGTTGCGCGGTAGTCACGCTTATCCAACGGATCATCACCCTCAATCGACACCCTGTAGCCGTCCGGGTCGCCCAGATCCCTGTTGCAGGCATCAGCAACCTTCTCGGCCATCGGCACACACACCTCGTCAACAAGCTGCTTCTGCAACGCAGTGAGCGCCTTCTTGTTGACCTTGAAACCCGACTGAGCCATCAGCCCGACACCCGATTCAGTTTGACGACGTAACCCGGGGTCCACTGATGGAACCCGTGATTGGCGTCCTCAATCCCGACCACCTCATACTCCCCGGCAGGGAGGACGAACCGGTCACGAACCGACACCTTCAACGAAGGCGGCACGGCCATGTCCACATCGGAAACCACCCGGGAGCTATACCCGGTCCGGTTCTCCACCGCAGACTCGCCGTAGGCGATGACCTTCACGCTGACAGGCGTGTCCCACGACTCCACATCATTACCGAGCGAATCCACCCCAACCCCGTTGAACGCCGAATGCTGCACGGTGTGCGGAGTAGGGAACGTCACCGCTCAGACCTCAGCATGTGGGACGTGAAACCACTGTGCAGCGGCCGCAGGATCAGTTTGTCCTGCTTCGACAACCACAGCCGTGAACTGTCCGAGGAGAACCGCTGAGTCGCCGAGAACGTCATCGCCGTCAAGGTTGCCGACTCTGCGCCCTCGGCCAACTCCTGCGGGCTAGTCAGCGCCCGCGCCGCAATCCGAGACACCACCAACCGCACCACATCCGGAACCTCGGAAGCGTCGTAGCTCACCCCGAGGTAACCCTCAACGATCGCCACAGACTCCTCCAGAATCCCCGGCAACGCAGTGACTTCCGCCGGCTTCAAGACGCGCCCAAGGCGCGCCTCGACATCGGATTGCGACGCGGGAGCCATGGGACTAGCTGCCGTCCGGGACGATGGCACCGACCGGGGTCTTGTTCGCACCCGCGGCAGTCGCGCCGTTGCCCAGCACGTAGGCGAACCGAGCCTTCAGCCGCAACGCGATCATGTCCCGCTCGGCCAGGTTGATTCCCCCCACGGTGGCCTGGTCGAGGAACTTCACGGTGATGTCCTGACGGACGCCGATCCGCACCCGAGACGAATCCACCACCAATGCCTCAGCAACACCGGCCGGCCATGCACCGTTCTTGTTGAAGAAGGTACGGAAGCCGTTGAACGACTCATCCCGGAAGATCGGATTGCCGTTGGCGTCGCGCAGGTTGGCGACATCGAAGCGGAACCCGAGGCCGGCCAGCAAGGTGTCCGGGGAGTACCCGGCTGCCGCGACAGCCTTGGATGCCTTGTTGACCCCGCCAATCAGGTCGTCCTCGTTGGCGTCACCGGTGACCACCTCGTAAGCCTGGCTAGCGGCGATGGCTGCCGGGAGCAGTGCCGGGGACACCCACGATGCGGGCTTGTCGGTGCCCAGCAGGACAGCTTGGTCCAGCTTCTTGCCGATGGCCTGACCGCCGAGCGCGGCGATCTCCTCCAGCAGTGCGGTGGAAGCGTCATCGACCACGTTCTCGTGAACGGGGATGATGACCGCGACCTCCTCGGCAACCAGGGTGCGGTCAGCCCATGTTGCCTCGGCCGTGGGCTTCACACCCTCCGGTTCGGTCGCCGACTCCGACACCCAGCCGGCGTTCGGCAGGGTGGCGAGCACCGGCATGTGAGTGGTCTTGGTGCCCATGCTCACGGTCGGGAACGCCTGGAGGCAGGTCGAGCCCTCCTTGGCGGCGGTCAGGAGGTCGTTGGCGTATGCCTCCTGGATCAGGGTCGCAACTTCGACCCGAGAGATGTCAGCCATCGCTGACCCCTTTCTTTCAGTCCCGCCAAGGCATTTCCCCGGTCGGGCGGTTTGTTTTACCCGCCGGCCCGCATCTGCCGCAGCGCCTCAGCGGCCGCAGCTTTCGGGTCTCGATCGGGGGTGTCAGTTCCGGTGGTCCCTGATTTCAGGTTCCTGACCGGAGGTTTCGGTTTCGGCGCCTGCTGCGCCACCTGCTCGTCGCGCCATGCGATCAACTGATCGGCGGACGCTTCGAGTTCTTCCCGCGTAGAGCCGGTGAGGCTTGCGGCGGGAACGTTCTTCGCCGCAGCAACGGATGCCAGCAGCGATTCCCGTTCGGCCCGCTCGGCCCGCACGGTCTGTTCCTGCAACTGCTCCGAGAGCTTCTGAAGCTCCGTCTTCTCGCCGTCGCGGATCTTGGCGAGTTCATCCGCGGCGGACTTCAGTTCGTCGTAGTCGGCGAACTTGGCCCGTTCCCGCGCGATCCTCTGCCCGATCACCTTGTCCAGTTCTCCCTGGCTGGTGATCGGATTGAACGACGACTCCTGCGCCAATTCGGCGGTGTCGCCTTCGTTTTCCGTCCCGCCGTTTTCCGGCGTCACAACATCACCCATTAGGGCCTCCGTAGCTCGTCAGCATTACCCGGTCACTTATGCGCCGACCGTGAGCGCCAACCACCCCAACTGGGGCGGGAGTCTTCTATTTCGCCATGTGGTTCATGCGGCGCAGGACCGCACGGAAATCCGGTGACCCCAACTCGCCGAGGCCGTCTCGCTGGCTGGCCTCGGTGATCTCGCCGGCCGCCCGGGCTTCCTTCCACGCCTTCGCGTAGTCCTCATCCCACCGAGCGGTGTACGGGGCGGGTTCGTAACTGCCACCGGGCCTGACAGGGACCGCTGTACAGGCGCAATGATCGTGATACCGGCTACCGCTGGACTGATTGCCGCGCAGCTTCCCAATCCGACTGTCGCCACGGTTCTTCCCCTGCTTCGCCGCGCGATGCTGAGTCTGATAGGTGGACCGCCGCTCAAGTGCTTCGTCATAAGTGGTATGACCGGCTTGAATGCGGCGACGGTCGCCAACCGTCAAACTCGCACTCCGGCCAACCACTCCAGATGCAGACGCCTCCGACCGGTACACCGCGCCGCGGGTCGCCAGCATCCGGCAAAAACTGCACGCATTCGCCGACGCATGCCGCGCCCACCGCGTGCCAGGCTGCCGAAGCTCCGTCATCGGCACGTCATACTCGGCCGCCAGATTCTCCAATACCGTGATCCGAGACTGATCCATCACCGCCCGCTGCGCCGTCCCCTGCAACGCCTTCACTGGGTCCGACTGCGCCAGCGCCCACCGGCCAGACGCCGCCAAACGATCATCACTCAGTAGCTCAGACGGGCGGGCGGCAAACCTTGTGACAGTCGGCTGCTCGTCATACCACTGCACCGTCAACTCCCCCGCCGCCGCAAGGTAAGCCCTCGCCAGCTCCGGGTACGCATCCGTGATGAACGCCAGCGCTTCAGCTTTATCCAGCCGGTCCAGCGACCGCACCAGCGCATCACCCTTCACCCCGAGATCATTCGCCAACTGCACCAGCAGCAACTGAAACTCAGGAACCGCCAGCGCCATCAGTCACCGAACCATCCGGGGGTGCCGGCACCTCGCGCACTGGTGATGCCGTCAACTTATCCACCAGCGCGGCCACCGACCCGCCACGCATGGCCGTTTTGATGCCCCGAATCTGCTGCTGAGTCATGCCAGGGACAAGTTGCAGCAGTTCCTGTACCGGAACTCCCGAGCCGGCCAGCTTCGTCACCGCATCAACCACCGCCGCCAGCGAACGCGCCTCGGTATCGCGCCACACAACCTCAGCGCCGGAATCCGCGGCAGTCTCGGCGTCACCGTCAATCTCCGCCGCCAAGCGCAGACACTGCTCCCACGACTCCCCGAAACTTTCACGCTTGGCTTGCAGTTTCCGCTGCTGATTCGCCTCCGCAGCCGCCAACGCATCCGCCGACACGTTGATCATCTTCCCGGTCATCTGAGACGGGCTGATCTGCGCACGCAACGCGACGTGCTGAATCATCTCATCCAAGATCGCGTTGTAATCCGACGTGGACCCGGCGGCCAATGTCGTGGCCTTCACGTCCGGATCTCCGAATGCCCACACGCGCATCGCCGACGCTTTTGCCACCTCATCCGGGGTTCCGGACCAGCCGGTGATCACCTTCTGTGGGAACGCCCCGAACCGAGAGACGATCAACCGGTCGAAGTTCACATTGTTGATGGCCTGCTGATCCCGGATCAGGGGGGCGATCTCGCCAGTGATCAGTCCGTCAGCATCTCGACCGTTGCAGAACCGCACCACCGGACACACCGGTTCGCCCATATAGGTGGCGCCATGCGCGTACTGATCCTCGACCGTGCGGATCGCGATCGGAGCCGTCGCCGACTGATGCAGCGGATCATTGTTGTAGACCTCACCCAGATCCAGCAGATACACCCAGGTGTCGTCGTAGAACTTCGCCTTCCGGCGCTGCTTCGCCCCATCCTGGGTCACCCACATCTCAAGGGCGTACTGCGGCCACTCATCACTGACCGGATCGACATATGCGGTCAGGATCTGCTTCGGGGAACGCGGATTCAGAACCGGGCCACGCTCACCCATCGTCACCGTCACATACGCCGCACCGTAAGTCAGCGCAGGCACGTACACCAGCGCCTGGCGGGCATCCATACGGTTGGCCTGCCACACACCCCACGCCGGGTCGTTATCCTCCGCGCTGGCCGTCCGATACCCCGTCACACTCAAGTTCTGCGCGAACGAATCAACCACCAGGCCCAGAACATTCTTCACCGACAGCCGCGCGAGATCCTTGACCTCCTGGCCCGTATTCTCCGGAACCTCCGGAACGCCACGAACACCCTTCGCGTACCCACCAATGCGGTCCAGCCAGTCCCGCTCCGACAGATGCATCTGCCACATACGGGCGATGATGGAGCCAACCTCGCTCACGTCGAGCACGATCCACCACCTCCCTTCCTGGTCATACGAACGTCGCCGAACCGCTACGCCCCGGCTCATCAGCGCCAGCCGCGACAGCATCAATACGCGCTTTCCACGCCATCACCGCCGCATACGCGGCGTCAATCTTGTCCGGGCTATCCGGAAACGCCTTATACAGCAGGTAGCCACTCCTGGTCGGCCTGCGGCGAGCATTCAGCACATGCCTAGTCAAAGCCGGCGATCCATCATGCTTTGCCTCGCCGTTGACCACCGCGCCATGCAGGGCCTCCACCGCGATGCCAACATTCGAAGTCTTACCCCGCGGCCACACCGCAATCGGCTCACTGTGCGTGGCCTTCACCTTCAACTTCCGGCCAAACCTGGCTTCCCAGCGGGCAACGTGCTCACCCCACCCCGAGGGGTCCGCATAAAACCCGACGACCTGCCACCGCTCAAACGCCGCACGAACCGCCAAATCCACCTCGGTCGCATTCGGCGTCCAATCCCGACCCGCAGGACCGTCCGGCTGCTCCCACACCCGAACCTCAAACAACAACCCATCAGCGACCCGGCAACCGATCAGCGCCGTCGCATCAGCCTTCCCCTTCGCCCGACCGCGCGACCCATCGAACCCCAACACGATCGAATCACCATCAGCGACCACAGCATCCAGATCCATGCACGCCGACCACTCCGGCTGCGACACCCACGAATCCGACGCATGAGTGATCTGATTCAAGAAATCCGACCGCGACTGCTGCACATCCTGCGCCGGGTCCCAAATCGTCGCCACCAGCCGATCCAAATCCACATGCCCCGGCAGGCACGGCGGATCATGGATCACACAACCGCTCGGATGCCCACTTGAATCCCCATAAGCCACCCGCAAACCCGCAATCAGCGACACCCGATCCGACAAATCTGTATCCGCCGGCGCCTCACGATGGTCATACAACAGGCCATCATCCTTCGCCCGACCCTCCCGAATCGCCGACCAATACGCCGCCGACTGCTCAGCCACACTGTTCTCACCCGGGATGTACGCATTCGGAGACTCCAAGGTTGTCCCACCAACCTTCGCCGCATTCGCACGCATCGTGTTCGCCAACCGAACACCGCCATTCGACGGCACCCACTCCTCCGACTGATCAAGCACCGCGAACACCGCCCGCGCACCCTTCACCGTCCGCGCCGACGACGTGATCGCAGACATCCGGCCCCGGTTCGG